GTGGTGGTGGCAAAGGTGATGGGTTGCCGGGATAAGCTCCCGGCGGGAGGGGGTCAGGCGGCTATGCCGTAAACCTTGGCAAAGACCAGCTCGCGAGCGTCGATGGGGCAAGCCATAGCGGTCTTTTTGATTTCTTTAGGCCAGTAGGCATTGTCGTCAGCGCAGTAGCTTTCGATAGTTGCGGTGTAGACGGAGCCGATGTAAGCGGCGTAGGCGAGGTTGCTGGTCATGGCTGGCGGTGCAAAGTGGTGGCGGCTCGGGTTCCCCCTTGCCTGTCTCTATATGGTAGCCGGTCCGTTACGGGATAGCGAAGGGATAGTGGACCGGTTCACAGATTGTCGCAATCGGTCAGACGCGGAACCCGACCCGCGCTTCGGACTCCTGCTGCCAGCGCTCCAGATCGTAGCTGCGTCGGCTTGCAGCATCCCTCTCCCAGTACTGCGATGCCTCCATGTCGTCGGCTGCGGTGACGCCGTGGGCCAAGCTGGTTACTTCGTGGGCGGGAACGATGACTAGGTGATTCATTGCCAGGGTGCTGGGTTGTTGGATGGTTGAAGAGCGGACAACAGGGGCCTGAAGGTGGACCCCTGCGTTGGTGTTAGCCCCAGATTTTCTTGTGAGCGTCTGCAGGCTTGCGGAACGCCTTGGCTCCTGCGGGCTTCTCGAACTGAATTGTTGTGCCTGCCGTTGCGGGGATAGGACCAAGGTTCAGGGTTGAGATTGTGTAGCCGTTGCGAAGTGGGCCGTTGATGTACCAGGTATTGGCGATGTGCAGCAGGCCACGGGCTTCGGTCTGGGTGCCATCCTCGCGGGTGATGAGGATGTGATCAATTTCTTCCCCGCGAAACTGCGTCCAGAACTGGCCGGCGGCGGCGAAGTCGGAAACGGTCAGGGTGGTGGTCATGGCTGGCAGTCGGTGGCGGTGGTGGTGGTGGTTGGTTGCCCCCGGACTACTGGGGGCGGTTCGGCTCGGTTTAACGCCTGTAGCCGGCTGGCGATCGGTGGATCTCTCCCCCGGTCTTCATATAGTAGCCGGTGCGTTACGCAACACGCGGGGGAAGGGGTGACAGTTCACAGATTGTCGCAATCTGGGCCGGGCATGAAAAAGCCCCGTGTGACCGGGGCGGTGCTTGCCGATCACTGCAGTTGATCGCGGTGTAGCGGTTCCTCACACCCCTTACGCGGAACTGTCACCTCCCGCACTTGCTCGGACTGCCGATCCCAGACCTTGAATTTGGCGCTGGTGGTGCCGTGGCCCCAGAATTCGGGAGTGCGGCTCAGCCAGATCAACAGCTCAATACTGTTGGCCCAGGCAGTGGCGCCGATCGACTCCAGTTGCTCAATCGTGCGGCAAAGCTCAACGCCAGCAGCGCTGCGAACCGTGAAGCCCGCAATTCTGCCGCCGACTTCATCGGCATACACCAGCTTGGTATCGGTGGTGGTCATGTTCAGCGCAGCCTCTGGGCTGCCGAGCGGGGCCGCCCCCTGTCGTCATATTGTAGCCGGTCCGTTACGGCTCAGCAGTAACCAGCCCGCACACTTCGCAATCCGTCACAATCCCTCAGCCCTCATCCTCGCCCGGTAGCTCCTCATCCAGTGGCGTGATCGTGTCGTCCCGCTCCGGCGTCGGCGCCCCCAGCATCGGCCGCTCCCGGTTGATCCGCTCCATCTCATCGGCCACGCTGGTTGTTGACCGGTTGAACCCACCACGAATCAGCTCCGCAACGCCGCTCTCCTGGCTGATCAGCTCAACACCACCAGCAAGCCGCTGCAATGCGTCTGCTCGTTGCGCATCCACCGGGGGGGCGAAGGCGTTTTCGTCCATGGTCAGGCCGGCGCCTACTGCCAGCTTTTCGCCGGTGTAGAGGCACCAGATCACAAGGATGGACTGCATAACCGACTTCTTGCGCTCGCCCATCGCCCTAGTACTCGCCTGGGTTCGGCCGCCTTCCATCTGCGACTGGGTGGCGGTCTTGGCGATCTTGCTCTCGCCGGTCAGGAAACCCATCAACTGCTGATCAATCAGCTCCTTTACTTCGGCGACTTGAGCCCGCTGCTCAGCCAGTGAGGTAGCCGCAGGCTCAGACCAGTAGAACTTCCCTCCCGTTTGCAGCCTGATTACAGTGTTGGGCCCGATCACCAGCGGGGCGGCAGGCTGGCCAGGGCCAGGCGGTAGGCCACCTTCCTCCACCGGCACCGGCATGGCGCACTTGTGGGTTTTCTCCTCTAAATCGCTTGACTTGCGGAAAAACTGGAAGCACCTCTCCACCACCTGCCGCAGCGGTAGAGCACCTTGGCCGAAGCCAGCCTTCTCGGCCGAGTACCAAACCACGGGGCAGATGGTCAGCGGCTTTTGGTTCGAGTCGAGGTACTCCCCGTTTTCTACCTCCTGGATTTCCATCGAGCCATCGGCACGTTTCACCAGTCGGTAGAGCGTCCACTTACCCGGCTCGATCACCCGGTAGCGCTCTTCATATTTCACCCCAAAATCACCATCCTCACTGTCAACTTCCGCCCATTCCAGGAAGGTGCAGCGGGTCACCACCTCAACCGAACCCACTACGGCGGTCCGCCAGTTCAGGCAGGTGGCACGGGTGCGGCTGACTAGGTATGGGCGCCGCTTTGCCGCTGCTTCACTGGCCCCATCGGTGGGCTGGCCATCTGGCATCTCCACGATGATCGGGACGGCGCCATCGCGCAGACACAGGGGATCCACGGTGAGCCAGAAAGCCTCAAGCGAATTGCCCTCCAGGTCTACGTTATCCTTGGCTGCTTCAAATGTTGGCGGCGGATCCTTCAACTCAGAGCGCGATAACACTCCAGCGAAACCCTCCAGACCCGCTCTGAAAAAATCGGGAAATACAGCACGCCCTAGCCGGCCTTGATAGGCTTCGGGTGGTTCGGCTGGCTCAGTCGGCAGGTATTTGCGCTTGACATCATCACCATTACCCTTGAGGCAATACCAAGCGTCATAGGCACGCTCCAGATCTTCCTGATGCTCCTTTAGTACCGGGTGCTGAAAGCTCGGCAGCTTGGGGTCAGTTCCAGGATGACTCGACTTCACCAGCGCCTACGATTAGCCTGCTACTGGAGCTTTCCTGCTGGGCTATAGCTTTACCGCTCTAGGGTGTGGCCGTCGCTGGTTGCGGCCGAACAGCGACGGCTGAACGACTGGGGAAGCTGCGGGCCTGGGCTGGCGTGGGCTGCGGGCCTTGGGTGCTGGGGGTGTGGCCACCACGTCAATGCCAAGGATCCCCTGGCGGAACTGCTGCAAGGTCTTGCCGCGCAGCTGGGCCTTCTGGCGGTTGTCAAATTGGATGATGGGCCCGTATGGGTAGGGTCGCTTGAACGGATTGGCGGACCATCGCTCCAGCAAGCCACGATCAGCGGGCCGTAGGTTGCTGAATGCCTGTTCGGTGAGGAGGAACAACGCCGGGACAAGGCTGTCATCCACGGCCTCGGGCTGGTGATCGCTGATCAGGGTGATCTCGTCTTCTAACTGAACAGTGCCGATCATGGCACCCATCATTTCGGTGATCTCAGCCTCGGTGAAGGCGGGGATGGCCTCCACTATCTGGGCCAGGGTCAAGCCTTCGGCCAGCAACCTGCGCACCTTAGGGTAGTACTCACGCCACTTACTGGGCATTTTCACGTCGTAGCCATGATCCCTAATGTGGTGCTTGATCTGCCCCTCGATGTATTGGCAGACGCAGGTACTGATGGCGTACGGGCGACCGGTGCCAGGGTTGAGGCGCTCGGGATCGTAACGCCGGCAGCCGGTCACCAGCCCCTCCAATGCAGGGCCGATGAAATCGTCATAGGGCCGACCGCAAAGCCTTGACCATTTGTTGGCAGCTTTGCGGGCGAGTCCTTGGTTTTCGACGATCAATCGCTCTGACAGCTCGGTACGTGGCGGGCTGCCAGGTTTGACTGGCTGCTCTAGGGGTTCTCCTTTACGAACAGCTCGCCGCGATCGAGTAGCACGACGTGGGCGGGGGTCAGGTGGATCTTCACCTCCGGCGATGGTGGCGTCCAGCTCCCCCCGAACCGGAATAACTCCAGGTGGCTCCCCTGCGACGACTGGCGAAGGCGCCACGTCCCCGCCACCGGCTTGCCGACCAGTTGGGACAAGGGTGCTGGTGGGAGCTTCAGGGTTGCCATCGGTGGGTTGCGGTTGCGGGTTGGGGATGGTGGTCATGACTGGCGGCCAGATGCACGGATGCGGATTGACCATCGCTTTGCCTTGATTGCCAACTCATCAGCTTCACAAGCCTGTCGTTTCTGCTCCAAGGCGGATTGGCGAGCGTCCCGGTCTTTACGCAAAACGTCCAGCGCTTCGACGGGTAACAAGATATGACCCCCATAATCTTCGCCAAGTTCAGGGCCAGCCATCTGGTACTCCCACAGCTTGCTCTTGGATATACCGTGAGGCCTTACCCCTTCGTATTGAATGCTGGTAATCGGGATCATCTCCGACCAGTTCTGCTCCAGTAGCCAATCAACGACCGCAGGGGGCGGAAGGTGCGGGTCGCGATTGTAACTGGCGTCGTCGCCTACGATTAGGTCACGAAACTCAACTTCAGGCAGTTCGGCTCCGGTGAGGTAGTCAACAGGGCGGGTGTCCATGGGTGTGTCCTGTGTGGGTTGGGTGGTCATCGAAAGCCGGGGATAGGCGATCGCCTAGGCACCGGCTCCCGTGGTGGCGGGGCGGCGGCGCCATGGCCATAGGTGGCGGTGGTGATGCGCATGGGGCCACCAGGACCGTAGCCCAGCTCAGCGGCATAGAGTCGGTGAAGGGGATAGCCGACGGCATCATTGGGATGGTCGTAGCCCGTCTTCTTGTCCGGTTCGCCTTGTTCGTTGTAGCCCTGGCGCTCTAGTGCCTCGATCAGCCGTGGGCAGTCTTCGGTGATATAGAACCGCGTCTCGCCTTTGGCATTTAGCAGTAGAGCCTGCACCACGTTGACCCGATCGCGCACCGGGGGATTGGCGTCAGGTGCGTAGTTGATGAAGCCGTAGGACTTGAGGATCCCAATGTCCGAGAGGCTGGCGTTGGTGCTGCGGTTGGCGCCGCTGGCATCGGGATAAGCCCAGATCGCACGTTCAGGGAACCGCTTGCAGATCTTTCGGCACATGTCGTCAGTGTCATGGGCGCCCATGATCTCGGCGAAAGCATGAACAATCCGGCCACGCACTACCAGTAGGACGGCGGACATATTGCCCACGTTGAAGTCAATGCCAACCAGGATCTGATCGGCGTCTCGCAGCCCATCGGGCAGGGGCTTGACGTGGTGATCACGACTGAACCGGTCGTACACCTGACCGGTCTTCAGGTTGACGTAGATGCCATCCATGTAGGCCACAAGCATTGGCCCGGTGTAGCGGGTGCGCAGGTTGTCGAGATAGGCGTCGGGCAAGTGCGGGTTGTCCTGAGTGCGCATCCTGATCAGCCGCTTGCCAGGGTCGCCCTGGGCCTCGACGGTGCCAAACGTCTTGTAATGCCAGACAAATCCTTCGGGAGTTGACAGGGAAACAATCTGGCTGACATGACCGACCCGGATCCGGCCAAGGATTTTTTCGTAGCCCCGTGCGGCGATGTACTCCTGCACGGTGTCAACCTCGTCAATCAGCGCCCATGCCCAGTCAGGACCGACGATGCGTTTGTAGTTTTCAAAGCTTCGGGCAACTACAGGCGTATCACCTTCGGGCAGGTGGAGGACGTGCTCGGGAAGGGGTGTGGCGCGGAAGGTGTAGGGGATGCCGTAATGATCCAGGAAGTCGTCAAACTTCCTAATCCAGATGTCCCGCAACATCGGCCCAGTGGGCTCCAACACGCAGCCAATGAAGCCCTGGTTGAGCACGGCGAGCTGAAAGGCTTTAGCGCAAGCGCCAAGGGTTTTCCCTGCCCCGTAGCCAGCGGCCACGCCGATCTCACGGGTGGTGGTGTCATCGAACAGCTCAACCTGCCCACCATGGAGGTCGTCACGGATGCGGGCGAGGGTCGCGGGAATGTCTAGGCGGGTGTGTGCCGCTTCGGTGCGCTCCAGTTCCAGCACCGCAAGGCGTGCGGCGGCGGTGGGAGCGCGGACGATCATGTCACCGGCCCCACGCGATGCACAGCCCAGTAGGCGCCGGGCGCCAGTTGCGGCCCGCTCTGCAACCTGCAGTCCAGCAACTGGTGTTCCAGCAGTGCCGAGATGCGCCGAAGGACCGTGCCTTGATCGCACGCCCACCGGGCCTGCAGTTCCAGTGATGTGATCTCCGGGATCAGCCCTGCCCGGATGCGCATACCCAGCCATTGCGACAGATCGAGGCAGTCGAGCAGGGTGATGGGTGGCACATAAGCGCGGCGTGCCAGCAGGGTGCGAACCAGGTCGGGGGTCACGCCTGCCCCCCAAACTGGCGGAGCATGGCGCGGCAACAGGCCTCCGTCACAGCAGCCTCACCGTGCTCCGCCTTGATGAGGGTCCAGCTCTGCTGGCCAGCCACGGCGGCAAAGCCCCGTCTCACACGAGACAGGAATTCCCACCCTCCCGCCTCAATGCGGTCGGACGACTGCCCGCCACGGCGCCGGATCGACTCGGCCACGGACACATCCAGCCAGAGGGTGAGATCGGCCATCAGGCCGCCTGTGGCCAGAAACTCCAGTGCTCTAATCAGGCCCAAGTCCAAGCCCCTGCCATAGCCCTGATAGGCGGCGGTCGATCCGGTGAAGCGATCGCACAGCACCCAATCCCCAGCTTCAAGCGCTGGCCGCAGGACGGTTTCGACGTGCTGGGCCCGATCGGCGGCATACAGCAGCAGCTCTGCACGGGGCACCGGGGCCGCTTCCCCAGGAGGGTGCAGCAGCAGCTCCCGCAACGCCTGGCCCAGGGCGGTGCCCCCAGGCTCACGGCTCACAACCACGCGGGCGCCGGGGGGCATCAGGCCGCTGGTGGGTAGCCATTGGCGCAAGGCCTCCAGTTGCGTGGTCTTGCCACAGTTGTCGATCCCTTCGAGGACAATGAAGCGGCCACGGGCTGGGGTTGGGTTGGTCATGCCTCCCCCTCTCCCTCATGTGTCTCCAGTCCACGGGCATTGATCTGCAGCATCACCCGACGCTCATCCTCCGGCGTCAGGCCAGCAGCGGCGATGGCGTCAACCACGGCGGCGAC